GCGCTTCTACGTATGCCAGGATTCACATCACTGTGAAACCTCCATAACTTTCGTTAACGACCTAAACATCTTAAAAGGTTAAGAAAAGCCTTTCAGGGTTGTTAGGAAAGGAAACTAGAGTTATGCGCGCTCCTCTACTAGCAGGCAAGGCCTGCTAAATAGTTAACCGGCGTGAGCCGGCACCCACCGACCGCGGATTCTTGTTTTGAATCTACGGACAGAGCGTTCCAGGTTTTTAGGATCGGATATGACATCGTTGAGTTGATGCTCAACGGGTTCATAGCCAGATTCCCCAAGAACACGCCCTCTACGTTCTAAAGTAGAGAGCGCTTTAAGGAGCGCGGCATCCTCGTCAGAGATATCATCGCTATTGTATAGCGGTTCTATCAACTGTCCTCGGAAAACGAGTCGTTGTAGCTTCCCGTCCCACTTTTGTGCGACGGTAGTATCAACGCGTGAATGCCAACCCAGCGAAGAACTCTTACTTGAAACAAGTGGTAGCCTTATAAAGCTATTCACGAGTCCACGTAAGTATTCGGCAGTACGATACAGTCCGCGACTAAACAATTGATTAGATGCGGATGTAAGACTGCCTATCGTCTCTGGGTCTCTTTCGGTAATGACTGGTTCACAGCGTAGATAAACCGGGGTAACATCAATTCCCCGATATGCATCTACGCCGCAGGATTCCTTGAAGTAACCGACAAGGAACGATTTCTTCTGGTTGACAATTAGACCAAAAGAAACCAACCAGTCAACAACTCGGTGTGCATAGTGCGTGTCAACGATGATATCATCGCCATAGACACGTACCTTGCTAGCAGCACGCCTCATGTTCACGTAGGATGGCTCTTTGCCATCCTGCTCCAGCATGGCGCATATCGCAAGTGTTGCGAACACGACAGACTGAACCGGAAACGTGAGGGCGTTCCCCATTCCGGCAAATTTCTCCAAAAGAAGGTGTTGGCCTTGGCCAACATCAACATAAGGAGAACGACTACGGACCATGTGTTGATAAAACACATGCTTCCTACCGAAGACAAAGCCAACCAAGTTATTGGAAAGCAAGTCTGAAGCGGAAGACAAGTCCAATGTCGCATATTTGCCAGTAAGGGATCCTTCCATTGCAAGTTCTTGATTCTTGCTTTGGTCGGACAATGTCAAGCTTTGAGACAGGACACCACACTCCTTGATGCGATCTCGGAGATAGGTGTTCAAACCCTGCTGCCAGTACTGTTTCAGTACTGGTTCGGCAGTGATGGTACGTCGGGACGTTGAGTCCTTATATACCGTCAACAGCTTGGCAACGCCACTAGCGGCATATTGCTGAGTAGAGTTCAAGCGATAGGTCGACGATTCGAAAAGTGGCAAGCCACTTATCGAGTCCTGGTAACTATCCAGCTGAGTCTCTGTGAAGAAACCCAGATCGATCCCTAACAGCTTGGACAGCTGCACGTCTTGACGACATGCCTCTAGAAGGCCAACCCATTTAATGTTGGCCTTCACCTTCTCGGCAACACCACCAGGCCCGTGCTTATAGAGTAAAGTTCCACTGTCGAATTCATCAAGATTCGGCAGCAGTACTCTAGCAGCAGCTCGTAGGAAGTCCGTACGGCCAATGTCAAATAAATGGCGTTGGATACGTGCGTCCGTCTCTACGAATTTAGCCCTTGCCTGACAATCCAAACGAATGGTTTGTTTTGGCCTGAGCTTAACCTTCTTGAAAAGGCGAAGTATCTCCCGCAAGCATTTTATTGCGTGGGAAGAAGCCAATTCAAGAAGCTGGCCTGTTTTAGTATCAAACACTTTACAGAGCAAACCCGAAAGAAATTTCGGGAGAGCCTCCCCGCGCCTTTTAGAAAAGGCCGTAGGACAGGTAAAGCTTCCTGTAGAGATGCCTTTGTCAAGGGCATCGCATAAGGAAGAAAGGGCTACGGATAAAAATCCGTATCCCTCGTGTTTGAAACGTGACTGGATCGTTTGAACATCACGATCCAGGCCTTTCACACTGAGTTCGTGCTGCCGGACATCGTCTAGCAAGCACGAAAGGAGAGTCACTGGACTTTTCATGTTACCTCCATGAGGTTGACATTCCAGCCCAAGTGCCTGACCTTTACATGCAGAGGGTGACAAACCCAAAGCTACGTAATTAGTCGACCGATGTAAAATAGCAGCATTGTCATGGCCTGTATAACTACAGTAATCATGACAACTACTAAAGCAACTCCAATCCTGTTCAAGATTGGAAAGCCAGTAGTTTGCTGACATCAACGCCGGTTGCGACCAACGTGTCCATCAGAGCGGTCCACAGATCAGCCATTTCGGCATCTGTGAAACCAAACTGAGGCCTCGTGAACGAGATGGAAATCGACGCACTTTGCGGCGATACCAAACTGTTATACGGGTTCGTAGCGTCGACCGTCTTACGAATATTGACGTAATGACGATCGCCGTTCTTGCTCGTACTATGGTTTATGATGAGGGCATATTGACCCCCAGCATCTCTACGTTCCGACCCATAACCATCACTGCGAATAACTGAAAAGTTAATCGCAGGGTTAGGGGCGTTGGCAGCAATGACAATAGGATCAGGCAACATGGAAGACTCCTTCGAGGGTTATAACGCATCACTGCGTTAGGGAAACTAGGCGCGCTGTGAAAATAGCGAACCTAGGATTTTCTTCTGCCAGTCAGAAAGATTTTTCTGATACCAGCCGAAGGATTTCACACCTTCAAGCTGCCCAATATCAACACGTCGTTGATATTTCCGAACGTACGTGCGGATATACGGAAAAACCGTATCTTCCTCACTTTCGCTAAGAGTAATCTCTACGTCTGAATTGTCGACGTAGTAGGAATACGAGCTGCTTGTAGTCTTCAACTTCGCTCTATGGGTTACACGTTCGTTAATAACGATTGTGAGAAACCCAAAGTTGACAAGCTGTGTGTCCTGGTGTACGGCAGTCATCAAATTAATGTAACTGCCCAAACCAGTAAACCAGTCTTGTAACCAACTGAAAGGAATCAGGTTGTAGACATCTGAAAAGTCTATTTCCTGAAGCTTCAGAGGGAGCCCGATCAAACGCCGATAGTCTTTGTCGGTTATGGTCGGTACTGCTATGCGTGGAAAGTTAATGGTCTGATTGACCACACAGCGTAGTTCGATATCCATCGTCCTTGTGACGCTGGTATCGGCACGCTCGATCCACGGGGGCAGTGCGAAGTCAAAGCCTGGAGTACCCATGCCATGGTCGTAATTTAACCAACTACGACGATAGCGACCTGTTGAAACCTTTCCATTTCGAGCTATAAGATAATTCAATCTCTTAGTAGCCCGGGTGGGGAGTTTCATTAGGCCTTTAACAGCGCTCGCCAAACTCTTGACGCCGAATTCCCATGAGAGATTAAGGTTAGCAATATCCTTATCAATCTGGGCGAACGAGGCGGCAGGGTCCTTGGAATAACGAGCTACCAACTTTTTGAGAGATCCTATATCGGATAACAGACGGGGGAGATCTTTGAGCTCCGCCACCTGATACCCGAGGTTAAAGGATCGCCGAGAAGCTAACGCATTGGTTATCATGTCCGACACATTGTCATTCATGAATTCCAGCGCGAAAGCCTCTAGGTCCTCGAAAATAGGTCCGCTGATTAGGTACGTTATCGATTGTACTACATCGAAGCGATACTCGATAACTCGATGG